AAGATGGTCCACCTTGTTTACAAAAATTAACTAAAGAACAAATGACATTTACAGATGGTAGAGATAGATTTTTATATAACTATATGGTGTTTGCTAAAAAGAAATATCCAGATACTTGGCAAAAAATGATTGTACAAGCAGGTAGAAAGTATTTCACATTTGATGAACATTGGACAGATGACCATATTAAATCGAAGATAAAGAACTGGGAGAAACAGAAAAAAGGTTTTACTTGTAGTGATCCATTATTAGAACCACATTGTATGAAAGCTTTGTGCACTAAAAGAAAGTATGGTGTTTTATCTGGTGAAAAAGAAAACTATCCAGCGCTAAATAATTTACAAAAAATAAATTTACAACCAAATCCAGAGTGGAGAGTTACAGTAGAGCATCCGGATGAAGGAGAAACAATACAATTACATTTAAAAAATACATACAAATTAACTCAAGTACATGAATTTAAAACAGTATTATTTGAACAAGCTTTAATTGTAGCGCCACCAATAAAACAAGAACAGTTTGATTTAATTTTAAAATCAATAAGTAGTAAAGATAAAATAGAGATAATAGAACCTGCTGCAGGAACAAGTCCAATAGAAGTATTGAAGAAACTATTAGAGAAACACATATACGGGGCTCAGGCAACAAGCTTTATGTCTTTTGCAAGTGGTCGGCCTTTGGTTGATGATAAGTTTGCATGGTTTGTATTTGATAAATTTTATGACAAATTAAAAAATGAAGAGTGGAAATACGAACCACAGAAAACATCTTACATGATTGAAAGACAATTATATAATCATGAAGATGAAGACGAAGAAAAGAGAGTATTGTTTGGTCATCAAAAAAGATATCCAGGTAAAGATGATAATGACAAACCATTCAAACCAATAAGAGTAGCAAGAATTCCTTTATTTCTTTTTGAAAAACCAGAAGAAGTAGAAGAAACTATTGAAATAGAAAGTGAAGATAATGTTGTATAAATATTATGGTCCACCTGGAACAGGTAAAACATATAGACTAATTAATAGAGCAAGAGCATATGTTAGAAAATATAATATACCTTTACACCGTATAGGTTATTTTGCATTTACCAAAAAAGCTGCGGATGAAGCAAAAGGTAGAATGCCTTTTCAAAATAAAAAATTAAAATATTTTAAAACACTTCATTCACTTGCATTTGAATGTTTAAACATGGTTCAGGAAGACGTAATGCAGCCTTATCATTATGAAGAACTTGGTAGAGAATTAAATCTACAAGTAAAGTTCTACGATAGGTATAACAAAGATGAGTCTTTTTATTTAGGTTTTGAAAACCCATACTTTCAAATTATACAAAGAGCATTTAATAAATGTATAGATCTTAAAGATGAATTTAATTTAGAAGAACATGATCCTAAAGATGTTAATTGGATAACGTTAGATCATATAAATAAAAATTTAATTAACTACAAAGATAAAAAACAAATATTTGAATTTAACGACATGATAGACAAATTAACAAAAGAACCAGAAAAGATTCCAGAGTTTGATGTTATATTTATAGATGAAGCTCAAGACTTATCACCTTTACAATGGAAGTTATTTGATATTCTAAAAACAAAAACTAAAGACATATATCTTGCAGGTGATGATGATCAAGCCATCTTTGCATGGGCAGGAGCAGACGTGGGTAGATTTATAAAAGAACCTGCAAAAGAAAAAGTTTTAATTTATTCAAAAAGAATATCTAAAAAAATACAAGAACAATCTATGATTGCTATTGGAAATATATCTGGAATTAAAAAAGATAAAAAATATTATCCACGAGACTATGAAGGTGTTTGTGAAGAAATATATAATTTAGATGAAATAGATTTATCAAAAGGTAGATGGTTAATTCTTGCAAGAACAGTATCAAAATTATTAAAGATACAAGAAACACTTTTTGAAAAAGGTTTTTATTATGAAAGTAATAATGGAAAAAGTATTACGGTCTCTTTGTATAAAGCAGTAAAGAATTATGAACGTTGGCGTAAAGGAGAAGAGCTTACAGAAGAACAGATAAAAGATATTAAAACATATACTGGAAATGTTAAATGGAATAAAAATGAAAACTGGTTTAATGCATTTGTTTTAGTAGATAAGGATGAACAAGAACAAAAAGAATATTTAGTTCGTTTATTTGAAAACAAAGAAGATTTAGATAAAGAGGCAAGAATATGGACCTCCACTATTCACGCTATCAAAGGTGGTGAACAGGACAATGTAATTCTCTGTACTGATCTTGGTAACAAGATAATCAAAGCAATGAATCAAAGCAGCGATAAAGCAGATGAAGAACATAGAGTTTGGTATGTTGCATACACACGTGCAAAAAACAATCTTTATGTATTTAAACTAAAAAACAAAACAAGAAAGGCTTACCCAATATGACGGATAAAAATATATTAGATGAAGCGTTCCCACAATACACTCAGGTAGGCGGGAATCACTACACTAAATTTCCTATTCAACCTTATGAATTTATTTCTAAAAACGACCTTTCCTTTTTTCAAGGAAATGTTATAAAATATGTTTGTAGATATAAAAGAAAGGGAGGAGCAGAAGATATTAAAAAAATAATACATTACTGCCAGTTAGAATTAAAAAAGATGAGAGACATTAAAGATAAATGATAGTGCCACATACAGAATGGATAATTCCAAAAGAATATCCAGATCTAAGATCTGCTGATGAGATTGCAATTGACTTAGAGACAAGAGATCCAGATTTAAAATCAAAAGGTTCTGGAGCAATATCAGGTAATGGTGAGATTGTAGGTTTTGCTGTAGCAGTAGATGGTTATAAAAATTATTTTCCTATTGCACATGAGCAAGGACCTAACATGGATAGAAAAAAAACTATAGAATGGTTCAAAGATATTTGCGAATCACCTGCTACAAAAATATTTCACAATGCAATGTACGACGTATGTTGGATACGTAATTTAGGTATAAAAATCAATGGTTTAATCATAGATACCATGATTGCATCTTCACTAATAGATGAAAATAGATTCTCATATACATTAAATACTTTGTCTTGGCATCACCTTAGTGAAGGAAAGAATGAAGCAAGATTAAATCAAGCAGCAAAAGAAAGAGGACTCGATCCAAAAGCAGATATGTGGAGAATGCCTGCAATGGAAGTTGGAGCATATGCTGAAAAAGATGCTGAACTAACTTTAAAACTTTGGCACAAGTTAAAAAAAATAATTATAGAAGATAACTTACAAGATGTATTTAATCTCGAGACTGATCTGTTTCCTTGTTTAGTCGATATGCGCCACCTAGGTGTTCGGGTAGATATCGAGAAAGCCAATCAATTGAAAACAGCACTGGCAGTAAAAGAAGGAAACCTATTACAACAAGTGAAAATAGAAACAGGAGTAGATACTCAGATATGGGCAGCAGCAAGCATTGCCAAAGTTTTTGATAAACTGAAGCTACCTTATACCCGAACTGAAAAAACAAACTCTCCTTCATTTACTAAAAATTTTATTTCTAATCATGCTAATCCTGTAGTTAACATGATAGCAGAAGCAAGAAAAATAAACAAGGTTAGAACTACATTTATAGATACTATTTTAAAACATGAACACAAAGGTAGAATTCATGCAGATATAAATCAAATTAGATCTGATGATGGAGGCACAGTTACAGGTCGATTTAGTTATTCTAATCCAAACCTACAGCAAATACCAGCAAGGGATCCGGAAACAGGGCCTTTGATTAGAAGTTTATTTATACCAGAAGAAGGTATGAAGTGGGGTACATTTGATTATTCGCAACAGGAACCAAGACTTGTTGCACATTATGCTTTAAAATTTTCTTTACCATCTGTAAATCAAATTGCAGATTCGTATGAAACAGATCCATCAACAGACTTTCATAAGATTGTTGCAGAGATGGCTAAGATTCCAAGATCACAAGCAAAGACAATTAATTTAGGTTTGTTCTATGGCATGGGTAAAGCAAAACTACAGGGAGAACTTGGAGTATCAAAAGAAAAATCAGAAGAGTTATTTACAAAGTATCATAGAGAAGCACCTTTTGTTAAACAATTGATGAACAAAGTTATGAAAGCTGCAGAAGCAAGAGGACAAATAAAAACTCTTTTAGGTAGAAGATGTAGGTTTCCTAAATATGAACCAGTATTACGTGGAGCAGATTGGGGAACATACGTACCACCAGAAGATCATGAGCGTATGTTAGAACTTCAAGAGATGGGTCCACATCTAAAAGACTTTGAAGGTAACATTGTAAAAGATAAAAGTGGTAAACCAAAAAGAAATTATTGGCATCAAAATGCCACACGTAGAGCATTTACATACAAAGCTTTAAATAAATTAATTCAAGGTAGTGCAGCTGATATGACAAAAAAAGCCATGGTAGAATTATACAAAGAAGGTTTAGTAGCTCATATACAAATACATGATGAGTTAGATTTTTCAGTTATCAATGAATTAGAAGCAGCAAAAATAAAAGACATAATGGAAAATGCAGTTGACTTAGAAGTGCCTAATAAAGTAGATTACGAATCCGGCCCTAATTGGGGAGAAATAAAATAATGTACTATGTCTTATTTAAATGCTAATATACCGCCGATTTATTGTAAAATAAGAAGGGAGTATCTCTATGATCTTAAAGAACATAA